ATATATGATAAGAGAATATATAAAATAAGTGAGTGTATAAGAGTAGTGATAATAGTAATAGTGTGTTTCATGATAGGGTATGTATGTGGAATATTAGCAGGGGATAAGTCAGAGGAGTTAAAGAATAAAGACATAGAAATAGAATCATTAAAGGATACTGTGTATATGTTAAGAAAGGAGAGAGAAATATGAGTGAGATTGAAGTTGGAGAATATGTGAGAACTGAGGAGGGTTACATCGGAATTTTAATTGAATACATTCCAAATGCATTAAATTATTTAAAAATTGATGTTGGCAAAGAAATACGAAGAGATAATGGGATGTCTGATAATTATATATACACTAGATATGGATTTCAATTGAAACACAGCAAACAACCAATAGACTTAATAGAAGTAAAAGATGTTATTAAATATAGAATAAATAATATTTCAACGACATTAGAAACAAAAGGCTATGTTGAAGGGATTGTAGATATATCAAATGAAGAAATGTTACAAAGAATAAAGAATGATAAAAACTATGAAGTATTAGAAATACTAACACATCAGCAGTATATGGCTAATTGCTATAAAGTAGGAGGAGAAGATGAATTTTGAAGATATAAAGAACATGAACAAAAAAGAATTTGAGCAATTTATGTTTAATATACAAAGCAACAATAAAAAATTTTGTGTAAGATGTGGAAATTTTACATTAGACAGAATAACTGTTTCAGTCGCAAAAAATGGAAACTCTCCACGAAAATTATGTAATATGTGCAAAGAATGTTATACAGATATGCTAGATTATTTAGGAATAAGTGATATTGAGGAGTAGGAGGAGAAGATGAATAGAGAAATAAAGTTTAGAGTTTGGGATAAATATGAAAAACAAATGTATCCAATAAGTAGTATAGATTATGATATTTTTTCACAAGAAATAAGAATAATAGCAGTTGGACATAAAAATGGTATGTGTACAGCTTATAACAAAAATCACAATTCAGAAAAATGCGATATAACAGCATTAGAATTAATGCAATACACAGGACTCCGCGATAAAAACGGAAAAGAAATATACGAGGGAGATATAGTAAAAATAACAGGAAGCAAAGAAATAGATATTGGAAAAGTTATTTATGAATACAATGGATTTATTGTTGATGTTATGAATATGGATAGATTTTATGGAAGAGTTCCTCTTTTAGAAAAATTTACAGAAGTAATTGGAAACATCTACGAAGATAGCGAATTATTAGGAGGAGAATAGATATGTTAAAAAAAGACATAGAAGTTGGTAGAATATTATATTGGAATACAACTGGAGCAAACAATTCAAAAATATCACTCAAATGTGAAGTTATAGATGTGGGAAAAATATGGATATGGGTGCATGTGTGTGGATGCTTAGCATATAACAATTTAGCAATTAATGATTTAAGTATAAAACCACTACATAGAGTAACTAACAATAATCTAAAGCAAAGGAGTAAATAAGATATGAAAACAGAAACTACAAAAAGACTAGAACAATTATTAGCAAATCGTTTTAATAAAAGAAATGATTTTTATGTTTTTGAATGTACTATTGGGTGGTATGGAAAAGAAATAGTGGATTGTATAATGTACAACTGTCAAAGAGAAACTTACTGCTATGAGATAAAACAATCAAAACAAGATTTTCATAGTAAAAATAGATTAACATTTATAGGAAATAAAAATTACTTCGTAATGCCATATAAATTGTATAAAGAGGTAGAAGATGAAATACCACTAGAAATAGGAGTTTTTGTGGCAGTAGACGAAATAAAACAAAGAGAAGAAGAAAGAATTGACCCACTCGGAAATAAATGGACAAAATATTATGCTGAACCAATAGATGGATTAAAAGAACTATATTGTATAAAACCAGCAAGAAAACAAGAACTTAAAGCAGATAAAGAGGTAATATTGTCATCAATGTTAAGAAGTATGCAAAGGGACAGAATTTATGATTTAGAGAGGAGTGATACATAGTGAAAGAAAAAACAGCAGATGAAGTTATATTAACACCGATGTATAAAGGCGAAGTATATAAATATCATGAATGCTCAAATTGTAAAAAAGAAATATACTTTGAAGAAGATATATTTCAACCATTTCATTTTGAAGAAAATATAAAATATTGCCCATTTTGTGGAAAAGAAGTAATAAGATATGCAAAACCAAAATTTATAGAAGAAATAAATTGGAATTGGTTAGATGAATACAAATCGGTTATAGAAAAAATGTATAGAGAATTAGAATATATAATTTATTGTAAGCTAGATAAAGAACAAATAGATGAATTAGAAGAAAAGTCTGCAAGGGGAATTGAATATTTTGGACAGGATAGATGGTTTTTTCCATATAGCAAAGGAACTATGTGCGACATAATTCATCAAATAACAAGAACTAAAGTACATTATACGGAAAAACGAAAACTTGAAAAAGAGTTTGGAGGTGTTTTAAGTGAAAAAAATAAAAAGAATAATAGAAAAAATTAAAGATATATTTAGTTTACATTGCCCTGAATGTGGTGGAAGAATGAAAAGTGAATTTTTAGATATAGAAATAGACCACATTGTATACAAGTGTGAGAAGTGTGGAGAGGAGTGGATTTAATGCAATTATTTGAAGATTTAATAAAATGTAAAGACTGTATGAATAATATAAATAACAAGTGTATTTTATATCCAGGGAAAGACGTAAAAGAAGAAAACACAGGTTGTTATGTAGGAATAGATAGAAATAATAAACAAAAGATATTGGGAGGTGTTTTAAGTGGAAGAATGTAATTTTATACGAAAAGATGATTATGATTATATTATATATGAGTGTAGTAATTGTAAAGAAGAGTGGTATTTTGAATATGGAACACCAGAAGATAATAGTTATAATTATTGCCCTAAATGTGGAGCAAAAATAGTAAAAGTTATTGAACTAGAAGAGGAGGACGAGTAGTGGAAAATAGTATAGAAGAATTTGAAATAAAATCAGTTGAAAGAATACCACATAAATTAAAACAAGGGATACTTTATGTATGCTTAGAATGTCAAGTAGCAGTTCATTTATGTGCGTGTGGGTGTGGAGAAAAAACGGTAACACCTCTAGGTGAGAATGGGTGGAATCTAACATTTGATGAGAACGGATTGAGTTTAAATCCAAGCATCGGAAATTTCAATATTCCTTGTAAATCGCATTATTTTATAAAAGATAATAAAGTTAGGTGGTGCTAATATGGAAAATAGTATAGAAGAAATAGAAATATTAGAAGAATTAAGAACACATGGATATAATATGTTATTAATGAAATATGAAAATAGAATTAAAACGAATAGAAAAATAGACCAAGCATTAGAACATATCGTATCAGACTATAAAAAAGTATTAAAAGAGAATGAAATATTAAAGGAAGAAAAAGAACAAGCTTGGGAAGAATGGAATAATTTAGAACAAGGAAGTTATGGAACAGAACAAAAATTAAAACAACAAATTAAAGAATTAAAAAAAGAGAATGAAGAATTAAAATTTGAAGAGAGAAGGAGAATAATTGGAAAATATGGAGATGCTGAAATTCACGATGTGATAAATAAAATCTTATCAAATGATTATATTCCAGTTCAAAAAGTAAAAGATAACATTAAAAAATTAGAGATAAAAAAAGAGAAAGCCAGAGGGGAAAGAAATATTTTGGAACGTTTTGCAATTGAAAAATCAATTAATAGTTTACAAGAACTATTAGAAAGTGAGGAATAAATGATAATAGAAACATCTCTAAATTTAAAAAATAAAAACAAGGAAGAGTTAATGCTGTTATTAAATGAAAGCTTAGGTGTTATAGAAAAACTACAGAAAGAGAATGAAGAATTAAGAGCAAAATGGGATAAAGATACACATATATTACAAAATAAATTAGATTATGCAAATGCAGATAGAATTGACTTAGCACAGCAGAATAAAGAATCAAGAAAAGAAAATGAAAAATTAAATAACAGATGTAGAAACTTGGATAAGGAAGCACAAGCATATCTTGAAGAATTAGCAGGAGATAATACATTAACTAGAAGAACCATAAAACAATTACAAGAAGAGAATGAAGAATTAAAATACAAAATAAAAGGACAAGAATGTGTAATAGAGACACAAGTACATAATGAAGAAGTTTACGAAAGTATATTTGAGAAATTAGAGAAAGAAAATAAAGAACTAAAAAAACAAGTTAAATCTGATGTAAATACTATATTTTGAAAATAGAGCAAAAGAAATCAAATAAATGGAGGTTAATCTATGGGAACAGAAGATACAATAGAAATGGTAATAATTAAGAACGATACCATAATAAAGAAGAAATTCAGTGTTATAGACGAAGACGAGGTAATAAGTTTTAATTTAGGGAATTTCTTTATAGCACTACGAAAAGAAGATCTTAGAAAATTAATATGAGGAGGTACAAATGAAATTAAGTAAAGAAGATTACAGAGAAGCAAAGAGTTGTTTAAAAAGATACAATTACAATTGCATAACAATAATGAATATTAAATTGGATATAATGGGACTAAATTCATCAGTACTCGATGGCATGCCAAAAGCACCATATAAAGTAACAGACAAGGTATTAAACAGTGTGATACTTTTACAAGAAGATAAAAAATTACAGAAATGCACAAAAGAATATAAAGCAGTGGTACAATCATTACAACTTGTTGATAATTTAGCAAATAAGATTTTTGAGGAAGAGTTTGTGAAGCGGAAATGATAATAAATGGAATGTTATAGATAAGTTACACATAAGCTTAGAGACATATAAGAGAAGAAAGAGAAAACTAATTTATACGGTACACGAAGAATTAAAAAAGTAACACCAAACTTACAGCCATAATGGTTGTAAGTTTTTAAAAAAAATTTTAATAAAACTATTGACATACGTAATAATACGTAGTATAATTATATACAGAAGGGAGGAAAATAGATGCGTGCAAGAGAACTGATAAGATTGTTAGAAGACAACGGTTGGTATAAAGTTTCTCAAAATCGGTTCTCACTTAAAAATGAAAAAACGGACAACAAGTTGAAATAATACCAGTACATAGAAAAGATATACCAATCGGAACAGTAAATACAATCTTGAAAAGGACAGGGCTGAAATAAGCCCTTCCATATACATAGTATTTTATTTTTGGGCATGCACTCCTTTCTAAAATGAAGAAGGTGGTTGAGAATGAAAAAGAAAGTTTATCCTGCTATTTTTAAATTTGATAAGACTGAAAATTGTTATTTAATTGATTTTATTGATTTGAAGGGTTGTAGTACTTTTGGGAAAAGTATAGAAGAAGCGTTTAGTATGGCTCAAGAAGCAATGGGATTATATCTGGAAGACTGTAAAGATTATCCTATAGCTACACAAGAATTAAACAATATAAGATTAAATGAAGATGAATTTATAGCATTAATAGATATAGATATGGAAGAATATTATAAAAAACATAGCAATAAAGCAGTAAAAAAGACATTAAGTATTCCAGAGTGGCTAAACGTTGAAGCGGAAAAGAAAAATATAAACTTTTCACAAGTGTTACAAGAAGCTTTGAAAATAAAGATAGAAGAACTTGATTAATATAAAAATATTTGTTATAATATAAATAGCACGTATCTATTATTTCTATAATAGAGACTGAGAGTGGGAAAAATAAAGAAACCTACTCTCTTTTTTTTTATTATAAAAAAATGACCCTTTTTTGACCTTTTTTGTTAAAAAAACGTGTTATAATATTAATATCAAGAAAAATAAATATAAACTTTTGCAAGAGTTTTGCGGCGAACGCAAGGCTCTTTTTTAGTGGAGAAGTAATGAATTTGGAAAGGTGTATAAGAACACAATGCAAGATGTGCAGATTTTACAATAAGTGTTTTAAGAAGAAAAATGAAAAAAAGAAGAAAAAAAAGGAAATCTTATAATTGGGAATTTGAAATAGCAAGAGGAAATACAGATAAGTTTTATAATTCTACAGACTTTGATATAGCGAGAGAAAAAGTTCTAGCAAGAGATAAAGGGAAATGTCAATTTTTTTTAGGTAAATGGAATGATGGTAAACATTTCCCAAATAAAATAAAAATAATAGATGCTGAAATAGTTCATCACATTATACCAATAAAACAAAGACCTGATTTAGCATTAGATATTAATAATATGGTAAGTTTAAGTTTTGAAGCACATGAGATTATAGAAGATAGAAATAGATTTAAATATAGAAAAAGAAAAAGAATTACGCAAGAAAGGTGGTAACTATGAAGCTAGAACATTTAATGCAGACATATAAGATTAATGAAATAGAAGCGGAACTAAAAGAAGAAACCGAAGCAACAGACATAAATGGCAATAAAGAAAGAGCTGGAGTAATTAGCTTTGGCAACGGAATATCTGCAAGTTATTTGTTAGATGATGAAGAAATAGTAGTAGCAATGAAAATATTCTTTAATTGCTTGGCAAGAAATAGTTTTAAAGTTGATGCACAAATAAGTCATGTAATTAAAGTTATAACAATTATGCAAAATACAATAATGTTATTATCTAATATACCTCAAAAAGAATGTAATATGATATTACAAAGTTTAGGATTATTTGACAATACATTTACACAAGGAAAACAAATACAACACTTAGACCATACTTACAAGATAGAAATAATAGATGGATTATTATGTTTAAGTATAAATGAAAAAGAGGAGGAAAGATAGTGAAGAAGTAACATTAGATACAATAGAAGATGAAGTGATGGATATAAATATAATAGAAATCATATCAACAAACCAATATGCAGATGGGAAACCAATACAATCAAAAATAGAATATAAATATAAAGAAATTTAGAAGCGGAACACCCCCGTCAAAATCTCGGACTAAAACGAGCTTAAGGAGAGCGGGTGTGTGGCAACAACTAAACAAAAATAATCAATTATCACGTGAAAAGGGGGTATATAGCATGCCAACCAAAGCAAATAATAGCAAAACCAAGAAAAAACAAGAAAAAGATCTTGAAAATCAAGTAAAAACTTTAGAGATAAAAACAGAAACAATGAAAAAGATGGAAAAAGAAAAAAAAGAAAGAGAAAAAATAGTAAAAGAAAAAGTAGATATAATAAGAGAAGATTTAAAAAATCAGTTACTTGCTCAAAATAAGTTTGGGAAACAATTTGACGATATGGTAGAGGATTACATTTTTCTTGTCAAATTAAAAGAAGAATTACAGTACGATATAAAAAGTAATGGAATCAGGTATTTTACAACGACAGGAAATGGCTTCACGTCATCTAAGCCAAACGAAAGCGTACCGAACTTATTAAAAGTAAACGGCCAGATGCTTAAAATTTTACAAGATTTAGAATTAAAAGCACCAGAGGAAAATTCAGGTGGTGAGGGAGATGATTTGTTGTAATGAAATAGATGAATACATTAAATTCGTTGAAGATAACCCAAACGAAACAGATGATGAAATAAAATTATTAATTAAAAATATAGTAAAACCGACATTATCGAGAGATGATGTCTTTTTTGATGAAGAAACTTTTCATAAGGCCATCAGGTATTGCGAAAAATGGTATTACAAATTATTTCCATACCAAAAATTTGCGTACGCATTATTTTTTATGTATGACAAAAATAATCCAGATATAGTAATCTTTCCAGACATTCTAATTGTAATGGCAAGAGGAAATGGAAAAGATGGAATGATAATGCCATTAGCAAATTTCTTACAAACTCATTATTATGGTGTAAAAAATTATCATATAGATATTGTTGCTACATCAGAAGAACAAGCGTTAAATTCATTTAATGTTGTTTATAACATGCTTGAAAATAATAAAATTATAATGAAAAAATACTTTTATTGGAATAAAACAGAGGTTATAAACAAAATCACTCATTCTATATTACGATATAATACTGCAAATGCAAAAACAAAAGACGGTAAACAAACAGGAATGATAATATTTAATGAGCTACATGCTTATGAAGATTATAAACAAATAAATGTGTATAGCTCTGGCTTAGGAAAGATAAAACATGCAAGAACAGTTACTATAACAACAAATGGAACTGTAAGAGATGGACCACTAGACGAAAAATTATCAATGTCAAAGCCTATATTAAATGGAGAAACAAACTTTCTAGGATTACTACCAATTATCTACAAAATAAACGACAAAAAAACTGTTGATATACCTATGAAAAAGTTTTTAGAAACTGGAAATAAAGAAGATATAGATATAACTGTATGGTGCCAGGCAAATCCAAGCTTAAGATATATGCCAATTCTAATGAACGAACTTATTAGAGATTATATTAAAATGCAAAAACAGAAATCATATAGAGTTGAGTTCTATGCAAAAAGAATGAATTTACCACAACAAGATGAAGAAATGACTGTAACAGAATGGGAATTAATTTTAAGAGCATCTTATAGTGATAAAGAAAAAGAAATCCCGCGAGAAACAGGAATGATAGCGGGAAGAACAGCAATTGTAGGAATAGATTTCGCATCTTTGAATGATTTTGCTAGTGCTGGTTTTTTATTTAAAAAAGATGGTGAATACATCTGGAGACAAAAAACTTGGATATGCTCAAAAAGTAAATTCTTTAATGATATTAAGTTTCCGTTTGACAATATAGGGCAAGCAGGATTTGAAGATTTTGAAATAACAAACAAAGAAAGCATAGATGCAAAAGAAATGATATTGTGGATATTGTCAGAAATGGTTAAATATAGCGTTAAAAAAATTGTACTTGATACATATAGATATAAGTTATTAGAACAGATATTTAAGGAAATGGGAATATCTGTAGAAACTAAACAAAATCCATATGGATTAGTAAGAATGATAAGATATCCTGCGAGTATTGCTGCAATAGTTGCACCGCGAATAGAAGTTGCTTTCGCAGAAGGTAAGATAAACATAGGAGATAGTGCAATAATGAGGTGGGCAATAAATAATACTTGTGTAAAAGAAGGAAAAGATGGAAATAAAAAATATGAAAAGATAGAACCAAAATTAAGAAAGAATGACCCTTTTATGGCATTTGTTGCTGCGATGAGCGTGCAAGAATTGCTAGACGAAGAGGTCATTTATGTATAAGGTGGTGAAAAAATGATATTAGATAAAATATTTAAAAATGAAAAAGGCGAATATATTTCTATTATTGATGCACTTTTTGGAAAAGACAATACAACAAATTATATATACACATTAGCAGAAGCACATGCGATAGACTTAATAGCAAAAACAATATCAAAATGTGAAATACAAACATTTGAAGAGAAGGACAGAAAAATACAAGAACAAAAAGGCGACTTATATTGGATATTGAATATACAACCTAATTATAATGAAAATGGCACGAGCTTTTTATATAAATTGGTTACTAGATTATTAGTCGATGGGTCTGCATTAATGATTATAAATCAATCACCAAAAAACAAATTGATTTATATAGCAGATAGTGGATTTGAGGTTAGTAACAAAGTATTTAAAGAAAAAATATTTTCAAACATTACTGTATCTGACAATGAGGGAAATTCACTAAATCTGACAAAGAATTATAGCTCAGACAATGCAATATACTTTTCATTAAATAACGAAGAACTTGCAAAAGCAAGTGAGCAATTTAAATTAAATACAGCTAAAATTTTAAAGGCTGCACAAAAAAGTTTTATTAGGGCAAATACAGCAAAATGGAGAATAAAATATCCAGGTGGGCAACCTACAATATTGGATATGGAAACTAAACAACCAGTAAGCTATGATAAATATAAAGAGAAAATAACAGAAGGTATATTTAGCGAAGAAGAATCTACTATATTGTTATCAGAAATTTTTGACCTAATAAATTTAAATGAAAATAACACCAAAAATCTAACGGATTATAAAGATACAGCAAAACAAATTTGTGATGCTGTAGCTCAAAAATGGAATATTCCGTTAGATATTTTTTATGGTAGTAAAACAGAAAAATCTAATGGAACAAATGATTTTATAACCTTTGCGGTAGACCCATATTTTGAAGTATTAGAAGATGGATTTAATATAGGTTTTGTAGGAAAAGAAAGTTATTTAAAAGGTGAATATGTAATGTTTAACAGACTTTCAATTCAACACAGAGATATATTTGATTCTGCAAATGGTATAGATAAATTAACAGGTGATGGATTTAGCAGAAATGAAATAAATAAGTTTTTAAGATTGCCACGAATAGATGAAGAGTGGGCAGATGAACACAATATAACTAAAAACTATGGGAAAGTGAAGGGAGGTGCGAAAGACGATGAATGACAATTATTTAAATTTTAGAAAAGTTGACGAGCAAACAACTGAATTATACATATATGGAAGCATCCGAAAAAAAGATTGGATTGACGGCTGGCTAGGAACTGGGAAAGAGAAAACAGATGCTTTTTCTTTGAAAGAAGCAATAGCACAGATTGATACATCTAATTTAGTTGTAAGAATAAATTCGTATGGAGGAGAAGTTGCAGAAGGTTTAGCAATTTATAGTCTATTATCTGATTTTAAAGGAAATTTAAAGACTATTGTAGATGGATTTGCTTGTAGTGCAGCGTCTGTTATTTTTATGGCAGGAAAAGAAAGAGTAGTACCAGAAAATGGACTGCTAATGATACACAATGCATGGAGCTATGCTGAAGGAGACTCAAATGCAATGAAAAAGATGGCAGAAGATTTAGAAAAAATTACTCAACCATCAGTAAATATTTATGTCAATAAAACTGGACTAACAGAAGAAAAAGTAAAAGAAATGATGGACAGAGAGAGTTGGATAACTTCTAAAGAAGCCTATGAATTAGGATTTTCTACTACTCAAACAAAGAACGAGCCTATGCAGGCTTTAGAGGCAAACTTTATATATAATTTAGTTATGCAGAATAAAGACTTACAAAATCAAATAGAAGAAAAAGCAAATAAAATGGCAGAAAATACTTCGCAAGAAGGAAACAAGGTTAATGAAGACGCATGGACGTCTTTTTTTAATATAAAAAAACAAGAAAAGGAAGGTAAAAAATATGAAATTTAATGAAGATAACATGAAAAAGGCTCAAGAAGAGGCTTTAAAAATTTTACAAAACGGAGAAGACAAGGCACAAGCTATAATTGATGCAATGGAAAAAATAAACGAAGTTCAATACAACGAAATTGCCAAAGAAATATTAGAAGAAAGTGAAAGAGCTAAAAGCGATAAAGAATATGCAAAAACTCTTAATTTAAGAACATTACCAAAAGAAGAAAAAGAATTTTTTGAAGCATTAAAAAATGACCCAAGACAAGCTATAACAGGAAAGCAAGTAGACATATTGCCAACAACATTTGTTGATGTAACTTTAGAAGATGTAAAAAAAGGAAGTGGATTATTAAAACACATAAACTTTGCACCAGCAAACGTAAAAAAATGGATAACTGCATCTAAAACAGGAGCATTTTCTTGGGGAGCACTAACAGATAAAATAAAAGGCGAATTAACAGCTAGTTTTGCAACTTTAGATATGGAAGTTTGTAAATTAACAGTTTATATGATACTTCCTAAATCAATTAGAGATTTAGCATTACCATTTGTTGAGAAATATTGCAGAGAAATATTAAAAGAACAATTAAACGATGGATTAGAATATGGAGCATTGCAAGGAAGCGGAAAAAATGAACCTGTTGGAATCTATAAACAAATTGCAAAAACAAATGAAGATGGAACACATCAAGATAAAGCAGTAAATACTGATTTAACATCATTTAGACCAAAAACTTTAGCAGGAGCAAAAAAATACTTAACTAAAAATGGTGTAAGAACAATAGATAAATTAATATTAGTTTGTCATCCAAACGATGAAGCTGATTATGTTGCACCAGCAATATATAACGATGAAGGTAAACTAATATCTTCATATAAAAACCTAGAAGTAGTAACTTGTTCAAACAACCCAACAGGCAAAGCTGCCCTATTCATTCCAGGAAAATACACAATGGGGTTAACAGGATTAGGAATTAAGGATTACGACCAAACATTAGCATTAGATGATGCTGACTTAATTATAGGAAAAGGTTATGCAAATGGTAGAGCATCTGACGACAATATTGCTTACATATTTGATGTAACAAAACTAGAGGAATATGTTCAAAAAGTTGCGGTTGTTGGAACAGTATCAACAGAAGAAGTAGTAGCAGGAGCTTAGAACTAAGCTCCTTTTAAATTAAAAAAAGGAGGAAATAAAAAATGGTTTATAAAGTAATCCATAAATTTAAAGATTTAAAAGATAATGATTACATCTACAAAGTAGGAGACATTTATCCTCACGAAGGCGTAAAAATTGAAGATGTTGCAAAAAGCAGAATAAAAGAATTATCTTCAAAGAAAAACAAAATAGGAGAAGTCTTGATTGAAGAAGAAAAAGAAACAACAGAAGAAAAAGATGAAACTAGCGAGGATAAAGAAGAATCTGTTGAAGAAGAAAAAGAAACAACAGAAGAATAGAGGTGTATTATGAACAATACACAAATAAGTGATTTAATTGAGGAAATAAGAGGAGAACAACATATTTCTCCTCTTGAAGAAGACAAAACTATTATAGGTTATATAAAAGAGGCAGAATTTGATATTAATGAAAATGTTGGAGCTAAAATTGAGTATGATGTTGATCTGAAAGCAAGAAGTCTATTGAAAAATTATGTATTATATTGTAGGTATAATAGATTAGCAGAATTTAAACAATTATATGCAGGAGAATATGCTTACCTTCAAACAAAATATTACAAACCTACCGACATATAATGACGGAAAATTTAGACTTTTTGAAATAAAACAGACCGAAACAACATATCCAGTAGAGTATTTAAAAGATACTGAAAAAGAATTTTGGTTTGAAGAATTATCAATATCAGACAAACTTCGTTTTGAAAGCGAAGAAAGAAAAAGAAAGCTCTCTTTAAAAATTAGAATACCTCAAATGAAAGAAATAACCTCTTTAAATGTTGTAAAAATAGGCAATGAATATCACAAAGTTTTTAATGCCTATCACTTTACTAATAATGATGGATTTAAGCAGACAGATTTAACTCTTGAGGAATATCCAAGAGTAAAATTGGAGGAAGATTTATGACAAAAAAAGAATTAGTTGAATTACTAGAAAAATTAAAGATACCTATAAAAGAAGGAACGCCGACCGATGAAATTATGGAAGACGAAGTTAGAGTTTGTTTTTGGGATTATTATTGGGAAGACCAAACGGCAAGTGGAAAAGATTATAATACTGTAGTTACTTATCAGATTTCTATAATAGCTGACAGACCAAGACATACGAAACTTTTGGAACTAAAGCATTTATTGAATGATATAGAGCTATTTCCTGCGATACAACACGAATATGATCCAGAAACAAGGCGTTGGCATTCATTTTTCTCACTAGAGGTATTAGAAAATGTCTAATGAAGTTTACGGATACAGTGGATTTGAGGCAATGTCTGAAATTTTGGAAAAATATATAGATGGTGCAGACAATGCAGTAGATGTATTAGAGACAGGTGCTAAAGAATTTGTTGGTGATTTGTTAAAACTTCCTAAACCAATTTCAAAAATTAGAAAATCAGGCTACACACACTTAATTAAGTGCTTTGCATATAAAAAGAAAAACAAAGAAGTAGAGGCAGGATGGGGCAAATATTATGGCCCAATACTTGAGCATGGAAGTGTAAAAATGAATGCTCAAGAACATCTATTCCCAGTATGGGATAGAAACAAAGAAAAGTATTATAAAAAAATGCTTACCAAGTTAGGAATAAAAACTTGGTAATTTTTTATTAAAGGAGGATTTTAAAATGGCAATTAATACAAAAAAACCTATGGTAAAAGAAACAGTAGGTGCATTATACTATGCATTCAATACACCAGATGATTCTGGCAATTTCACAACAACATATGAAGCAAATGTCACAAAAAGTAATGTAGTAAAAAATATAGGAACTACAGAAAACTCTGAGGTAGCTGTGGTTAGAGCTTCAGGACAAGACTATACAACTGTAAATCAAAACGAAAGTATAGAGATGGCAGTAGAAGTAGTTGCTTTTGACCCAGAAGATTTAGCAAAAATGAGAGGAGATGTTATAGGTACAGCAGGATTAAACCGTTCTGGAAGAACAGCCACAAGACCTTTCTTTGCATTTGGAAAAGTTGTAAAAAAATTAGAAGGAAAATTTGAATTAGCTTGGTACCCTAAATGCCAATTAGTAGAAAATACAGATGATATCGCAACAAAAGAAGAGAGCTTTTCAGAGCAAAATGATACAGTAACTATAAAAGCTTATGCATATAATGACTTAGGAGATAAAAAAACATATGTAAACAATGAAATGTCAAAATTCCCAGAAGGATTAACAGAAGAACTATTCTTTGCAAAGCCAATCCTAGACGATGCAGGATTAGCTGCAGCAATTACACCAGGAACTTAAAAAAAACAAGGCTCTAAAATTGATTTAGAGCCTTTTCTAAAATTATTTAATATAAGAATATAGGAGAAAAATATGGAAATAGAATTAAAAAATGGAGAAAACCTAACTTTAGAAGTAACACCACTTTTATTAGAATATATCGAAGATTATGAAGGTGGAATTGAACAATTAAAAAAAGATGCACAAGGTAATAAAGATAAAAATGGTTATACAAAATCAATGTATGCGACAAATCATATTTTATATTCAATTATAGCATCTAATTATGATGAACCATTAACATATAGACAAGCGGTGAGACTTGTGAAATTAGAAGATGTAGAGCCAATAGTTGATTTTGTGATAAAAAACACACCAGAAGTTTCTAAAACAAGTAATATAAATAATTCTAAACATCGTTTGTAGAAAAATGTCGAAAATTGCGACACATTTTTCTTGTAATATTTTGCTACAAAAGGTAAAATGTAATAAGGAAGGTGATATTATGGAATGCCCAAAATGTAATAAAAAAGTGAGTGAACTAGACGAAAAATGTCCATACTGTGGATTGGATTTTAAAATTTATCAAAAAGAAAAAAACATAAAAAAAGAGAACTACGAAAGTGGCTATAAAACAGTTGCTTTAAGATTTATAAATGCTTTTCAATTAATTTGTTGTATAATAATTGCTTTTGTGAATTGGAGCAATGAAAAGATAATTACAGGATTTACATTTTTATTTAGTGGAATTGTACTGTTTGCATTTATAAAAGGCTTTTCAGATATAATCGATTTGTTAGATAGTATAAATGGTAAATTAGACAACAAGTAGAATATTAAAAAACAATGAGTATCAAACAATAATGAAGTAAGCTTTTGCAGAAGGTTGAACAGCTTGTAAAGTTTGCCACTAGGAGATGAACAAGGATGAATAATAATAACATAGAATCTAAATACAAGATAATAGGATTTATTGCATTTATTATAATTTGCATTGTATTATACTTTTGCATATTTGGCTCTAATAGTAAAGAAAATAATGCAAGTAAAGAACCAGACGAAATAGAATTAATGACTTATGCTCAAATGGTCTTAGAAGATAATTTATATAAACCAGACTATTCAAGTTATAAAGGAGATTACGAATTTATAAAAACAGGATTAAGATATAAAATAGAAGGAAAGGTAAATGGCGAAAAGTTCTGGATGATTATAGAATTTGTAGATGAAACATATGAAGAATATGATTTGATATCACTACAAATTGGAAATAATAAAATATATTAATAAAAAACATTTGCAAATGCAGGTACTTTTTTATTTAGCATCAGATTTACTCTGGTGCTTTTATTATGCTTAAAAAGAGGTGAAAAAAAGTGGGAAGTAATGATTTAAAAAGAGTAGGGCTTATATTTACAGAAGAAGGAGCAAAAGATTTTAAGAAAACTCTTCAAGATATAAATATAGAAATGAACAAGAATTATAATCAATTTAAGCTAACACAATCACAATGGGATAATTCTACTAAATCAACAGAGAAATTAAAAGCACAACAAGAATATTTAACAAATGCTTATGAGATTCAGTCAGATAAAGTAAATGTTTTAAAAATGCAATTAGCTGATTTAGAAAATGCAGAAAATAAAAATACAACAGCTATAAAAAAGAAACAAAATGAATTAACTAATGCAGAAATTAAATTAAAAAATTATGAGAGTAAATTAAAAGATGTTCAAACACAACTTACAAATACAGGTAAAAAACTTGAAGAATGGGGAGAAAAAGTTGAAAAATCAGGAAAGAAAATAGAAAGCGCAGGCAAGAAGTTGTCTGCGTTTTCTGCTGCAAGTATATCAGCCTTAACTTTAAGTGCTAAGAGTGCAATAGATTTTGAAGATGCTTTTGCAGGAGTAGAAAAGACAGTTGATGGAACGAAAGAACAGATGGAAGAGTTAAAACAGGGCATTAGGGACATGGCAAAAGAAATACCTTCTTCTACAACAGAAATATCAGCAGTAGCAGAAGCGGCAGGACAGTTAGGAATAAAGACAGAAAACATATTAGATTTTTCAAAAGCAATGATAGATCTAGGAAATTCCACAAATCTTACTGCTGATGAGGCTGCTTCACAGCTTGCAAAATTCGCAAATATAACTCAAATGTCACAAAAAGACTTTGACAAATTAGGATCAACAATTGTTGATTTGGGTAACAAATATGCAACAACAGAAGCGGATATTGTAAGTATGGCCATGAGGTTAGCAGGTGCAGGAAAACAAGTTGGTTTCTCAGAAGCGGAAATTTTAGGGTTGGCAACAGCATTGAGTTCAGTTGGAATAGAAGCAGAGATGGGTGGTTCAGCAATTTCTAAGGCAATGGTAAAAATGCAAAATGCTGTTGAACAAGGTGGCAAAAAGTTAGATACAGTACTAAAAAAGACAGGAATGACATTAAGAGAATTAGAATTGATGTCTGCAAATGATTCAATGGGCTTTAAAGAATTGTCACAAAGTATTGGGATGACAAGCACAGAATTAAAACAATTGATAACAGCAGGAACAAATCTTGAAGACTTTGCAAAAGTTTCAGGAATGACAACAGAGCAATTTAAAAAAGCATGGAAAGAAGATGCTGCAGGTGCACTATCAGAGTTCATTAAAGGCTTAGGAGATGCTAAAAACAAAGGCGAAAGCGCAATTACAATGCTTTCTGAAATGGGGCTAACTGAAGTTAGATTAAGAGATTCTTTGTTGCGTGCAGCAAATGCTGGGACCCTGTTTAATGATGCAATAAATACAGGAACACAAGCATGGAAGAATAATACAGCATTAACAAATGAAGCAAATAAAAGATATGATACTCTAAAAAGTAAAATAAAAATAGCAATTAATAAATTAAAAGATATGGCTATTACTCTCGGAAACAAACTAATGCCAAGCATTGAAAAAGTAATAGAAGGACTTGGAAAATGGATTGATAAGTTTAGTACATTGTCAGATAAGCAAGTGAATATGATAGTAAAAATAGGACTTATTGTTGCGGCAATAGGACCTTTGGTTACGATAATTGGAAAAGTAACATCAGTAATAGGTGGAACAATAAAAGGAATAGGGACTTTTACTCAAGCAATAGGAGTAGCAAGAGGCAAAATAACATCTACATCTGAAGCAGTTAATGGATTGGCAAAAGTGTTTACTGTAGTAACGAGCCCAGTGGGATTAGCATGTACAGCAATAGGACTAGCTGTTGCGGGAATTGCTATTGCTGTTAATGAAAGTCAAAAGAAAACTAAGGAAGCTTTCGAAAATATGAGCGAAGGGGTATCAGATTTTTATAATGGTTTAAAGAGTGCGGAGGGATATTTAAACAGTTTTAATACAACGATGTTTGCAACTAATGAAGAACAACAAAAATTACAAACGCAAATGGATGAAGTGCAAAAAGGAATAACTGATATTTGCAAAACTGCATCAGATGAACGTAGAGGGTATACACAAGAAGAAATAACTCAATTAGATGAATATTTTAAAAAATTGAGAGAGCTAAAGGACAGAGAGATACAAATTCAACAACAAATTGCAGGAGCTATAACTCAACAAGCAGTAACAAATGCAGAAACTTTTCAAGGCAGTTTAGATGAGTACAAAGTACAATCACAAGAATGGATTGCAACAGCACAAAAACAGTCAGAACAAACAAAACAACTTATAGAGCAAGGAACAATAGAAGAAGTTGCTTTATTAAATCAAAGATATGGAGAACAAGCAACAATGCAAAATGGGGCTTATGCTACTGAATATAATAATATAATGGCACAAAAACAAGCAAAAATAGATGTAGCAAATGAAGAAGTAGCAAAGATTAGTGAAGCATATGCAAATGGATATTTAGAAAGAGCAAGTCAAAATGATGGGTTTTATACTAAATTACAGGAATACAATAAAAAGATAGAAGAAGAAAACAATAGACATAACGATGTGATTCAAAATATTGAAGATGGAAATTTTAATAAAATATTAGGAATAAAAAAAAGTAAAGAAAGTGAAGCATGGAAACATTACGAAAACCAAAAAAAGATTTGGGAAGAAATGTACAAGAATATGTCTGAAGAGCAGGCAAAAGAACTTGGTGTTTGGTTGGAGCAAGTGGCACAGACAGAAATGTATGGTGGAAAAATTAGTGATGAAACTCAAAAAATGGTTAATTTTATCATGGACAGTTATGATAACATGCCAGATGATACTAAAAAAGTAATGAAGCGAACTATGGAAGGTATGCTAAATGGTATGAAAGATGAGGAACCATCATTATTTGCAAAAGCGAAAGGAATTGCAGATGGAATATTGAACCGATTAAGAAAAGCTTTTGACATTCATTCTCCGTCAAGGAAAACAAGAGCAATATTTAAAAATGTGATGAAGCGGAATGGAAAAAGGAATAGAAACAGAAGAAAGTAATTTGTACAAGCAAACGGATAAAGTAGCTGAGCATGTATTGGATTCTCTGGATTCAATTAATTCTGATGTTAATCTTAAATTCAAACGTACTGGAGATCTTAGCGCGAATATAGACTATAATAAATTATTTAATATATTGTATTCTGCTTTCATTAAAGCGTTAAATTCTTGTAAATTAACATTAGATGAAGATGGTTTTGCAAGGATAATTAAAAATGAATTATACGAGGTGCTATAATGTTTAAATTTAAAGGAATATCAAATACAGATATGCAAGTTGTAATTGAAGAAGAAGAACATTTTTTAGCTAAAGCTTCACAGAAATATGAAGTTACAGAAATAGAAGGAAGAGATGGTGCTATTTTTGATGAATTAGGTTATTCTTATATTGAAAGACCTATTTATGTGCAATGTTTGAATCCTAACAAACTTGATGATATCCTTGCGTGGCTAGATGGTGAGGGAGAGTTAGAATATAAAGGAAGAAAAACGAAAGCAAGATTTTATGCGGAATTAGAACCAAAAAGGACTGCAGGAATCAAAATTATTGATACTAACTTTATCAGAGCTCCATTTTGGGAGAAAGCTGATGATAATTATATAGTAGTTACAAATAATGTTCAAAACGAAGGAAATAAAACAAGCAGACCTATAATAAGAATTGAAAAAGGTTCAAGTGATAGTATTGAATTAACTTTAGGTGGTGTTAGGTTTAAATATACGTTTAGCGAAAATGATACTTATGTAGAAATAGATTGTGAAGAAAAAACAGTTGTATATGAAGGCCTTAATAGAAGCAGAAATCTTGAAATAGGATACAAATACCCAAAATTAGAAGTAGGAAACAATGCAATCGTAATACATAGTGGCTCAGCTACTGTCAAAATAAAAAGAAAGGACAGATGGCTATGATTAAAATATTTAATGCAACTGATACAGATTTTAAAACAGCAGGAAACATTATTATTAATCCTTTATATTGTCATGAAATTAAGAAAAAGTCTTTAAATGGATGGTATATTGAAGTAGAAATCCCAATTAAATATAAAGAGTATATAGAAGCCGATAAGCTATGTGTAGTAAAAACAAAATCTAAATTAAAACCACAAGCATTTAGAATAAATGATAGCATAACATATACGAATAGGAAAATAAAATTCACAGCTGAACATGTAATGTTTGATAGTAGAAGATATGTACTTTTAGATGTAAGACCAACTAATTTAAATGGCCAGAATGGGTTAAAATATGTTAATGAAAGGACTGATAAAACCAGTCCTTTTTCTATTGACTCAAATGTTGAAAACGTAAATACAGCATATTTCATAAGAAAGACTTTATTAGAATCTTGGCAAGTATTTGAAGAACGATGGGGAGGAGTATTTGAAGCAGACAACTGGGATATTAGTTTTAAACAAAGCATAGGAAAAGATAATGGCGAAACTATTGTTTACGGTAAAAATATGCAGGGATTCGAGATCTTTGAGGACTGGTCTAATGTATGCACAAAAATTTTACCAGTTGGATATGATGGACTTTTATTGCCTGAAATATATTTAGAAAGCGAAACACAATACGAAATATCGTATACAAAAATAGTAGATTTTCAAACAGATTTAGAAGCAGAAGAACAAACAGAAACTAATTTATTGTTAGAGTTAAGAAACAATGCAAGCAAATATTTAGAAGAAAATTGTGTTCCTAAAGTTAGTTATACAGTAAATTCAAATGTGAATAATGAGTTAGAAATAGGGGACACAATAAAAGTTTTACATCCTTTTGTAAATATTTTTACAGAGGTTTTAGAATATGAATATGATTTGATTTCTGAAAAAGTGAAGTCGTTGACTTTTGGAAATTACACAAGAGATGTCAAAACAAAATTTAACAATATAAAAAATACTATTGAAACAATTAAACAAACAGTATCAAAACAAGAGATAACTATAAAAGAACAAACAAATTTGATTAATTCTCTAAATAAAAATGGATATGTTTATATAGATGATAATGAAATTTTAATACTAGATAAACTTCCAAAAGAACAGGCTAAAAATGTCTGGAGGTTTGGATTAGGAGGTATAGGATTTAGTTCAAAAGGATATGAAGGACCTTTCGAAACAGCTATTACAATGGATGGGCAAATAAATGCTAAATTTATCACAACAGGGACAATGGCTGTAGCAAGAATAGAGGGTTTGGCTAACTTTATAACTGAAACGAGTTCGTCAATAACCAAAATTGAATTAGAACAAGGAAGAATAACCAGTAAAGTATCATCAGTAGAGCAATCAGTAGAGAACATAACAAAAATAGAAGGTACAGCAGAAGGAAAGAACATATATATAGATGATGCATCTGCGGAACCATTAATAGAT